CGATTCAACGTCCCTTACCATAACCTCGTCTGCAATGGATGCGGCGGTAGTTGCCGTTGCGCCCAATTTGCCACGCAGTGAAAATGCGGATGCTTCGGTGGATACCAGTGGAAACAGTATATAAAACTCCCCGGATTGACTTATTTTATATCGCGCCGGTGCAGATAATCCGGACGACGAACCGTGCGTTGTGCCTCCCATAATTGTTATTATTTTCTCATCAGGCGAAAATAAATCTCTCACCATTTTCTTTCTTGCTATTTGCGATTCATCAATCATTCTGTATTCTCGCGTGGATGTCTGTTTATTTGTTTCCAAAATTGGCTCTTTCCATATAATATTATCATCTTCAGATAATGTATTCAGGACGAGAGCGAAATTTCCCTCATCAAATAATTTGGTATTAACTTGTCTGGAATGAAATTCTTTCACGGCCGACCATAAATCATCATATTTCCACACTCTTTCTTGAATGAATAACTGTTTTATAATGTATGATATTAATCGTGATTCATTGGCGAAATATCCATATGCGTTAAAGGTATTTGTTTTTAGATCTTTGGATGGGTTAAATCCGGCCGGAATACGTGCTGCGGGCAAATAATACAAATTGCCGAAAATATCCCGCGCACTGGATTCGTTCGCATACATGAGTGAATCTAAATTGCCCTTTGTCTTTAATTCTTTGTCCACGGCATCATCTCCAAAATATTGGCGCAATGTGTATTCTGACATTATTGTGGGGCGCAAAATATCCGCATCTATTGCGTTTTTATTAAATTCTCTTTCGATGTCCTGGATAATTTTATATTCGAACATTTTTTCAACATATTTAACTTCTTCATATGTATTGCTGTAGTTTCCTTTACCTCCACTGCTGCGCACAGTGCTAATCAACATATTAATATTAACACTACGTTTGTCAAACGGCAAGTCTTTGTGAGAATCCATACGAGCAATACGCCCCAATATTTGAATTAATTCCGGAATACTAATCGGCAAGGATACTATATAAAATAATTGGACACATTTGATATCGTAACTTTGGCGGATGATCTTGCTTCCCACTAAACATTTCAAATATTCACCATAAGCATTTGATGGTTCATTGAACATATTTATGTAATTGTCCATCACTGTCTTATCAAAATCACTATGGGCCATAATTAATCTTGCAGGGGCATAATTATGCAATGGGATACCCCCCGCCGTCAATTGCGGAGGTGTATGAGAATTTTTGTTAACACCGCAAAATGTGCATATTGTTTTTGATGTTGGTTCTTCCGTGGCACCAATAAATCCATTTTGTTTCAACAACGCTTCTATTTGCATTACTCCAGACATTTTTACCCGTGGGTGGTATATCATTATTTTTATAGAGTTTTTACGCATTACTCCCGCAATGGCATCTGCAGTGAGCACACCGCCGTCGCGAGTAAGTTTTTTTATTTCCTTCGTTGATCGCTTTATAGATTTGTCAAATGAATTAAATATGCCATCTAATATTTTCACATGTTTTGTGCTATATTTGCTTATATTTTTACATCCAAGCCAACTGCCGGCAACAATCATTGATCCAGATTTGGTTACATCTAATTCTATTCCATTGGCTTTTTTCCACGATTCTGACGCTTTTAATAATGAATCGCGAACAACTGTTGATCTGAATGCAACAGCTAATCCTGGTTTAATTGTAGTTATTCCAGGGGTGGTGTTCATATTCGCATTCATATTCGCGTTCGCGGTCGCGTCATGCGAAGCATGTGCATCCATATCCATGATTTCTACAGCATCATCTATGACATTTGTGTTTGCAGTATTGTTCACAAATGCGTTGCTCACATCTTTACCCACAGATGACGTAGGAACTGGATACACTAAATCATTAATAGAATATGCATCAGTAGGCAATACAGGAAATTCTTCCTTTAATTGGTTTGTTGATTTTAGAAATTCTTTATATGCTGCGCTGTGATATTCACTCATCTCACAATCCACAAAATTTAGATAAGGTATTTCTGTGATAACATTGCCTCCGATGTTTATCGGCGATTTAAGTTTGTGAATAGATCCTGAATATATCTTTTCCGGATAATATTCCGGGTTAGTTTCTTGTAAAAAGCTAATATATCCGCGAGATAATACTCCAAGCTGTTCAAGTGCGTTTGGTTTAATATCCCGTTTTGACGTAAAGAAATCGCGTTTTGATATTTTTTTATCCTTCGGTAACAGTAAATTCATCAAATCTATTACTTCTGTAGGGGAATGATAGGCTACAGTAGCAGACAAGAATAATGCTCTCAAACTTGGTGTGTAGTCTAAAACGTATTGTATGGCTACTCCATAGTTATTTTTCATTACGGAATTGTATGTATTATGAATTTCATCGCATATTAGCAATGAATTTTCGAATTGTTTAAGTAGGGTAGTATTTACTTGAATCTCTCCGCGTTCCATATAATAATATATGAGTTCTTCTAGATTCTCTACTTTGGCGGCGCTAGGGGTGGCGCCACCCCCAACAGCACCACCCTCCTTCGTCGCGATCTTTTTCATAGCAATGCTTTCCAAATCAGTCAGATTTATGGTGTCTGAATAGAATAATTTATTTACAAATTCTTGGTATCCGTAAAATTTATAAAACCCACCTTTGGCCTTGTTTGTTATTCGCCGTTTTAACATGCTGTAGAATTCCTTTGCCCGTTCTACATCACTCGCCATACCACTTATTGCTGCTTTTCTTAAGCGTTCCAATTCTGCATGTTCTTCGTAGCTTATAAAACCAAATTCAGGATATTTTAATATTTCTTTGATGAATATTGATTTTGTAAAACCAATGATGAAAACCGACGGTGTTATTAAATCTGCTTCTATGCGTCCACGTCTATTCATTCCGGTCTGCATAAGTGTATTTTCGTATATTTTTTTATACACAGAGATAAATGTATGCGCGATTGCAATTGATGATAATGTTTTCCCCACTCCAGTTTGATGTTTAAGTAGCAATCTCATGTATTTAGTATTCGGGGATTGGAAGTTATTAACAAATAACTGATGTCCTCTTAATTCTAAATATTCTCCTCTCATGGCATCATATGAATTAATATTTTGCCCGTCTGAAGTATCTGGCCTAACCTGATAGAATTCCTTTCTTTTAAGAATATCATTTAAAAGCCCTGCGTCTCCTATTTCTTTGTATGCCATTGGTGCGATATCAAGCGGCACGCAACACGGCTAGATATATAACACAAATTATATATATGTATACATCATGATGTGTATATGTATATATATTGCTGCATAACGCGGGAAATGAGCAGATCATCATCCAAAGCGTCTCCATCGCGGGAAAATACAAAATCATTCACCCCGCCACGTTCTCTTGCCGAAGTTATGAAATCTTCACCCCGGAAATTCGAAACAGCGAGGAAAATATACATTAATGGAGGTAGCGAAAATTCCATATTCAAATTTCTTCAAACAAATATAGAAAAATTAACCAAATCTGATTATTCTCTGATTGCCACATTGGAATACGACGATGTTGAAAAATACGATTATTTGTACGTAAATATCAATAATATGATACCCGTAAATGAAGATTGCAATAATACAGCAGTGATGTCGGAAACATCCCAAAGTGAACTAGGGGGCAAATCTACAGACAAATTACGAAAAGAAGCAGATTCTCCTGTAATTCGTCCGCGCAATAGTTATTTATCAACTAACCCCGGCCATGCCGAATCATTTATCGATTCCTTGCGTGGAAGAAAACGGTCATCTGATTTGTCGCGATCGACATCACGTCTGGATAAAACACCATCTGCACCGCCCATGGCACCACCGCCTACATTGCCCATCATATGCGAGAATAGAATAAAGAATTTTGATAATATTCTCGGAAGAATATCAACATCTCAATCTCCGTTCATAGAAACTAATTTTACAGAATTAGATACTAAAGTATTGCCGCCCGTAAAATCGGTAATGGGAATACCTATAATTTGTGCGAATTTAACAATCGGCATAATCTGTTTAGCAAGCAATGATAAATTTACTCAAAAATCATTAGAAAAGATAGAAGATTTGATGGAAGATTGCGCTATGTACATGATGTTATTCAAGGAAAAGAAATCTGATGTAGATAAGAAAAACGCTATACAGAGAATAAAAATGGGGTCGTGGGATGGGATACTGGATATTGATCATTATGGAAAAATAATGGAAATGAATAGTAGTGCCGAAGAGATTATCGGCCAATCACAACATGAATTATATGGCAAAAAATTCGTTGATCTGATACCTAACAAAAAGTTACGTAAAGGAATCGCTGAATACATACAGAAAATATTCTCACATGACGACAGTGAATCAGCCGATAATAGTTCCATAAGTTTAGATACCAAACACAAATTATTGGGAGATACTGGAGAATTATATTTGAAAAAATCACCATCTGATGGTTCGAACAGTGGATCAAATTCGGCATCCGCGCGTACGTATGTAACACTTAGATTTATAAAATTGTCTTCGAGGGCAATGATGATTATGATAAGGCAAGTTGATGATATTGTTAGGGATAGGAAAATTGCGGAACAAAGCAATGAATATAAAAATATGTTTGTGGCAAATGTAACTCATGAACTGAAAACTCCACTTAATGGAATTATAGGCATGGGTGTTCAATTGCTAAAAACGGAATTAACCGATAAACAAAGATCGTATTGTAATATAATTTTAAATTCGGGTGGTGAATTATCCCGTATAATCGGCGATATTCTTGATTTATCTAAGCTAGAGGACGGAAGAATTGACATAGTCCCACGCCCATTTTCTATTGAAGAATGTTTAAACACGTGTCATCGCACGGTTGACTTTTCAATTAAAGAGAAGAATCTTGAATACAGCCAATACATATCTCCGCGTGTTCCAGACGCTATAATCAGTGATTCAGATAGACTAAAACAAATTATAAGCAATTTGTTATCTAACGCCGTTAAATTTACGGATACGGGTAAGATTAGTGTGCGTATAGACGCAATACCGCGAAGTATAGATAAAGTGGCTACGGTACCATCCGCCGCATCGTCTGCGCCGCCGCACGCAGACAAAGATTTATATACAATATCTGTGATTGTTGCAGATACTGGGATAGGAATTAAAGCAACGGATATGGGAAAATTATTTAAGCCATTTTCGCAACTTGATCAGGGAACTACAAAATCATATAAAGGCACCGGATTAGGATTATCCATCAGCCAACGTTTGGCGAATCTAATGCAAGGAAACATCACTGTAGAAAGTGATTATGGAATCGGTACCACATTTACGTTGAAATTCATGGCAAAGAAATATAACACTATATTGATTACAGATGAGTTTAAATCCCAAACTAGCCCATTGTTTAAAGGAAGACGGGCGATTGTTGTCGATGATAATAGCATAAATAGAACTGTTGTTTGCGGAATTCTTATTGATTGGGGGATGGAAGTAACAACATGCCCAACGGCTGACGAAGCGCTATTATTTATTAGTAGCGGAGCGAAATTTGATGTTGGTATTATCGATATTAACATGCCGGGCAAAGATGGAAACCAGTTGGCCCAAGCAATACGGCGAACAAATTTAAATTTATCAATGATTGCAGTGAGTTCTTCTGGAGCTGGACAAATAAATTTAGAGTTGTTCGATGATTATTGTGAAAAGCCCATTAATGAAGCGGAGTTAATCAAAAAAATGTTGTCAATGTTTTCGCGATCCGGAATAAAACCAACCCGACCTGTAACAGAACGCGCAAAGAAGGATATTCGGATATTAATAGTAGAAGACAATCAAACAAATCAACTTGTATTAATGGATAAATTAGAGGGCTTTGGATACACAAATTGCAAAGTTACTAATGACGGTTTGGAGGGGTATAATGAAATAAAAAACAACCCCAAAAAATATAAACTTATATTCATGGACATTAAAATGCCAAGGATGGATGGTAAAGAATCATCTATTAATATAAAAAATCTATATGGTTGGCGGGAAACATACAGTATGGTAAAATCGGCGTCTAAAAAGGAATCACGAGAATCTGTCGGCGATGAAGGTCACAATCACACCCACAGAAAAAATGGCAAACATCTTATTCAACCCTCTAAATCTTTATCTGATGTAACTTTACGCAAATCGGGCTCAAAAACCGGCTCACATCATAATTCTAGCGATTTATCTGTATCAGCCCCATTGAAGCAACCAGCGGGCAAACATCACGATCCTAAATATTGTCCATTTATATGCGCTCTGTCGGCTACTTCTGTCAAAGAAGAAGAAAAAATATTATTGGAAAAAGCAATATTTAATGATTACATTACCAAACCAATAGATGATAATGAGTTAGTGAGAGTGTTAAACAAATTTGAGTAAAGCGGCGCTATTGCTCCCTTCGGTCGCCGCGCCGCTTTACTCACCACTCGCTAGGGTTTGGCGCTACCGCTCCCTTCGGTCGCCGCGCCAAACACCGTCACTTCGTGGCTGATGCTGGTAGCAATATTTTTTGCACATATCACGGCTAATAAGTTTATTGCTCTTAAATAATACCCATATCGCTTCGCTCTTGGTCGTTACTTCGTAACTCCCGCTTCGCCGGTACATACCTCGCGCACTGCGGTACAACCCTAAAGGGTCTTGTCCGGAGGACAGCCGCGAAGCGACGGCTTGATCCGCCGCGACCGAAGGGAGCACAGGCGGATCAGCCTAGCGAGCGCGATTGCGGCGCATGCCGCAATCAATCGGCAAATCTCGATAATTGGAAATTTATAGCCTGTAGGTTCGGCTGATGATTATGATGTTGAAGCCCCATATATGTTGTGGCGCTTTTTCTTGGTGATTTTGGAGGATGCGATCTTTTGCGCGTAGGGCTTGTGCCTGGCCTTTTGCGATCAGATTGTGTCTCGTCTGATATGGTTACGCGTGTGCGTTCTTTGCTTGACCCGTCGCTGTGTGGAATCGGATTTTCTGCGGATCCACCGTTAGGAGGGGCCGAATCTTCGATATTTGGAATTTTAGGTGTAGGCGACGTTGATAATGTAGTATTATCCGTTGAGCTCGGCGAGGATTCTACATTGCCACTATCAACTTCATTTCCGCTGCCACTCATAGTTTCATTGTGTTCATAATCAGATGATTCAGTAACTTCAAATCTTCCCATCTCTATATCAGCTCCAGCGACATTAATCTTCTTTATATCTCCAGCTATTTCCGGCATTGAAATATCTGTTTTCGAAAATAATGTAGCAAATTTTTTCGCTACCGATCTTCGAATTTTGAATTCATTATTTGATACCACTTTGTTGTATTGTTTTGATATAAGTTTAATATAATCTTTTGCGGGATATCTATCAATTCTTTGCATACTTAATTGTTGTTGTACGTCTGATTGTATGTCTCTGAATTTTCTAGAAGATGTTTTTAATCTATCAACGAACGAGTCAAAATTATTAAGTTTTATTATCGCAATCAATCCGGCAATTATGTAATTAATGACTCCAAGTATTGTGTTGGGATATTTATTTGTGGTACAATTAAAACTATTATCTGTGCCATTATTTTCTGCAATACATTCGACATCAGTATAAATGTTTGTAATCATTATCTGAGCGGTTCCAACAATTAATGCTAATATGCCGGATATTACCGCAAAGAACGTTGACCATCTGGAATAATATGTTATATCTCTATCACACATCCAAATGTATCCTTCCGCCTTTTCTCCTATTTCTTTTACTATTCTTTCACTTTCTGTATTCCATTTTGTTCGCAATGCACTTTTGTATCTGGGCATATTTGATTTCTTCGTTATTATTATATTGCAATATAATAATTTGAAAAATTAAGTATCAAAAAAATTATTACGCGGCAGCTTCGCGACGTGCACGAAAGCTCAGCCACGAATCTACGGTTTTGCGAAGCCGCGAAGCGAAGGATTTGCGCAGCAAATCCTAGCGAGCGAGTGGAGCAGCGCCAGCTGCGGAACGTGTTAATAATTAAACCCGTATTCTCCGCATCTATTGGTTTGTTTCATCAGAACAGGGGAGTAAAATAACGGGGCTCCTGTACTCGTCCCGAATTGCTGCCGAGTATATGGTATATAATATCTAATCATTCCTTCCTGTTTCGTCGATCCACGAACAAATAAAATATAAATTAATATGGCCACAACGGCCAATGCTATTAGATGTTTGCCGTACATTTTGTATTAACTATTGCTATATTACTATCATTATAATGAATATATTATTTATTGCATTGCAACTAGTTGCAGAATCCTGATCTGTCATAGGTTTCCCCTCCACTAACATATAATCTGGACCCCCATGGCAGCATTTTATCATATGTGAACGGCAATGTACAACACCCTGTTCTGATCCATTTTGCATCTTTATAAAGCCCGCCAAGTCTATCTCTATGTCTATCAAACAACCAGAAATTATTATCTGTTCCGGAATCATCTAAAAGCATAGGAATGCTCCTGGGCATGCCACATGCAATTCCATTCTCCATTCCGCTTACACGCCATCCCGGATCATAGCCTTCTTTGGCCACAGATGTGCGAGAAATATATAAAGCAATCAGTATAACTACCACCGTCAATGCGATAATATATCCAGTGCTAACCATAATGCAAGATGTAATATATTATACATATTTATAATTTAAACACATGCACACATAATTATTATTTGAATTAAATCATAATGTGGCAGCAAGAAGCCGTAAAATATGTTGATGAAATCAAAGGAAAGGTCAAAGAAGTGAAAGGAAAATTAGACAACAAAAATGGGATGGTAAATCTAAATCTCGTTGATGAATTAAATGATACCATTGCATCTATCGCGGAAATTAAACTGAATTTAACTACATTAGTTGCAGAATTGACCGCGGTGGAAATAGATTGCAAAGAAGAATATAACAAATATTTAGAGAATATTAGGCGTATGATGGAGAAGAGAGGAATTATAGCCCATCAACAATCAACAACTCCGCGTAATGGAAACATAATAAAGCCATCCGAAGACAGTTTTTTAAATCAGCAAAGTGCAGCTAACGAAGGGGCGTGGACTACTGTATCCAAAAAGAAACCGTCTCAGCCGCCAGTACACTCTGTTCCGGTTCGCCAATCTAATAATTCTATACCGAGAATGCCTAATTCGGGCCTTGAATTCACAATGAATAAGGTTCATATTACTGACAAATTATACATACCGGGAGTGAGAACAATGCATTCATTGCCTGATATGGAACGCATAATTCGTATGGCAGATCCTGGATATTTATATTATTCTCATTCGACAGACACGTTCTTCATGTTATTAAACCCGGGAAATATGGTTATATACGGGAATATCGGAGAAATTACTCCCCCAATTGGATCTCCCATAAGAGTTAAGGATTGCAAATATTATCCATGCAAACATGATAATTGTGATTTTTATCATGATCCGTTTAAATTTCCAGGAAGAAATGATTGCAGAAATTATATCAATAATTCATGGGAATATACAGGAGCATTAGCTGGACAGAAGAGGCAGGGAGAGCAATCCAGAATGATAGGATCGAGGAGCAACTTAGAAATCGATGTTGAGTTAATAAACGAACAGCAGTTAAACATTTATGGATCGCAATTAATGCATGATATATTGGTTTATCAGATCTGTAAGATGAGTATTTCTAAACGATAAACTCGTTACGCAGAGCTCGCTAATAGTGCACAAATTCGTCGCTTTGCATCTGATATGTTGATGTTGATTTTTTGTGCACCATACTCGCATAAAAAAATCAAACACAAATTATGTATAGCGATAGCCGCGAAGCGACATTTGTTTCCACATGCTTCGCATGATGCGACCGCAGGGAGCATAGCGGTAAACCCTAGCGAGCGAACGGAGTGACCTTCGGTCACGCAGTGTATTTAAGTTTCTTTCGCATAATCTTAAAAAACGGCTGTACAATGTTTTCCAACCTGTGATTATTGTCCACAGATCTGATAGTATCAATATCCATCCATTTAATATCGCCTACTTCGGATAATTGAACCTCATTTAGTGGATTTATTGAAATATTATCAATTCTATTTGTAAACGCCAAAAAGTAAACAAAATCATATTTAACCCCTTTATCAACATAACTATGTTTGCGTTTAATATCAGGGTAGATTACATAATTAGACTTATCAATTCCAGTTTCTTCACCGAATTCCCTCACTGCGCATCTAACATCCCCCTCATTTTCGTAATTTAACCTACCTTTGGGTATTTCCCATAAGTATCTTCCGTTTTTCGATGCCCTAATCATTTCTTTTAATCTCTTTCCATCATCGGCTTTGAATGCGGCTTCGAATTTAGATTTAACATTATAATATTGACGGCTCTTATTGCTGCTTAGCCAAATATGATACCACATAAAAGAAAAATTCATACTCA